CCAAATCTCTTTCTATCTCAAGAAGTCATAACATTAAGTATTTCATCCATTTCGTTTTGATTAATATAATCTGGCACTCTAGCTTGTGTGCACAATAATTTTCATTTCTGCTCTAGTATTTGAGCTAGTTGCATACTTGCACCATCTTTAGTAACAAGAGCCCTTTTAAACATATCTGTATATGCGCAGAATACTGCAATTGCATCTATTTCACGCTCAGTGATTAATGGTAATCCTTCCTCATCCGCAACAATTCCTTTATATAATATATTTACTATATCAAATTTGTTAGAAAGAATAATTTTACCATCTTCTTCTCTATACTTTATAAATTTTCCAGGAGTATAGAGTGTCCCTGTATTATATTTTCTAGATTCAATGTAACCTTCTATTCAACCATTTTGATTATTTCCAGCTACAGTAATTGGAGTTGTTTTCTGATAATCTTCATAGTTAGTAGTTACTGCTTCTATAATATCCACATTACACGGTAGATCAACAAAATATTGATCCATTTCATCTTTTAATGGTATAGATGTGTAGTTATATAATTTACAATCTTTATTACCAATTCTATTCCATGCAGTTAGTCCTAATGATTCAAATTCATCTGGATTTAGTTCCAATCCATATAGTTCTCTTGTTTGAGTATAGGCTGTTTTAAATGGGTATTTCTTCATATTACTTTGGTGCTTGAGTATTAGGTGTTATTGGAGATGCTAACTGACGATAATATCTTATTTTCTTTTCAGTAAGTCTCTTTTTAATCTCTGCTGAAATAAATGAATAATTCTCTAAATCATCCCCATCACAACAACTATATTGTTCTAATTGTCTTGGATCTTTAAATATGGCAATCACAGAAATTTTCTTTAATAGAGGTGCCCCAAATATTCAAGCATCATACATATTATGTTCATTTGGTGTGGGTTCTATGTATACAAATGGTTTATTTGCTCCCCTCTTTAAATATCTATGAAATTGATATGCTGTGCTTGTATATATTTTATATTGTTTTTCTCTATCTACAGAACCAATAAATTCTACTGCATCTGCTCCAAAATCATTTACTAACTGAGGAATTTCAAAATGTAGCTGTGGGTTGGTATATGATTGTCCTCCACATGGACATTTATCTAAAGATTTACAATCAAGGTCAATACAATTAATTGACATTAGTAAATCATTTCTTGGGACTAAATTTTTTAATGAATACTCTTTAATTATTTGAAGCCTTTCATCAATAATATCATCCTCTAATTGTTCCATAGATATAGACGGATTTGAAGTTATACCTCTTAAACCAGAAACTATATCATTATATATTGCCGCTGCTAATTTCTTTACCATATTATTAAAATAAAAAAGGCGAGCAGAACCTGCCCGCCCTTATGTTATTAATTAAAAATCAATTAAGGCTTATAACTAAGCTGTTACAGTAAATGACATAGTTGCTGATAAACCAGTTGCGTCAGTTGCAACAATAGTTACATTGCCTGCTCCAACTCCAGTTACTAAACCATTAGCATCTACAGTAGCTACTGCAGCATTGCTAGATTTATAAGTTACTGTACCAAAATTACCAGAAGCTGTTAATTGTCTAGTAGCATCTCCAGCAATAGAGATAACCGATACTCCATCAGAAGCAAGTGACAATCCAACAGTATTAACTGTTAAAGATGCAGAAGCTAATGCAGCTTCAAATGCTGCAACTAAATCTTGCTTAACGTAGAATACGTGTGTAGTAATTGATTTACCTCCTGAAACAATACCATCGTCAATATGTTTGTCAACAGCATAACGGATAGTAAATTGAGTATAATTTCCACCAATGATAGGTCTTTCTTCTTTGTTGAAACCAAAGAATCTAGTATTTTCATAAGTTGGGAACATGATTGATCTAATCATAAATTCATCATCTCCAAATCCAACCCTACCATTAACTACTGTATTAACAGTAACAGTTTTTGCTGTATATAGCGGTTCAATCAATGAGTTATTTGCCATTCCAGCCTCTTCTTCAACTTTGATACTTTCGAATCTTTGGTTGTTATTAAGAGCTTTAATAGTAACAGTTGCTCCAGAATTTGACACTCCAATATAAGCAGAGCCAAATCTATCTTTAAGTGCTTTTACTTGTTTAACAAATTCAGCTGCATCAGTTGATGCTGTGCCTGAAGAAATAAACTCAATTGTTTGAGGTTTAGCAAAATAAACATGGTAGTTAGCATATTCAGAGTCTGTTTTTTGAGATAATCTCACATCTACAGTAACTCTTACTACTTTACCTGAAGCACATGTTGGAAATACAAAAGATTTTTCTTCCTTAACTCCTGCTTCGTAAGCTCTTTTATATACGCTTACTACATTATCTTTCTTAAAGTTATTCACTCTTCTTACAATGAATAGGTTAGTGTCTGCTGCAAATTTTGCAAGACCACTGTTTTCATCTAGGTTTTGATTAATTACGGTTGTTGTTGTAAATTGATACATTCTGTCTAATTTTTGTTATTTAAAACACGTTATTATCTTCTTTGTTGTGGTTGTTGCTCTTGAGCTGGATTAGCTATTGATTGATTAATTGGAATATTGGTTTGTAATCTAGGATCACTACCATTTTCCATTAGTAATTTAATTAGCTCATTTGTAATCTCTTGGCAAACGTAATCTGGGAATTCAAGTAATTGTGATTTATCCTCAACCTCATCTACTTGAGCTTGAGTCAATCTTATAAATAAAGGAGCTTTCAAGTAATCAATATATACTTTAGATAATGTAAATATTGAATCATCCTTACCATATCTAATCTCCATTCTTACCTTACTTCTATTTCCGTATCTTGTGTCTTTAACTTTTTCTACTAGAGTAGTATTATCAACTACTGTACTGGATGCAATTGTTAAATAACTACCAGTAGCACTGATATTAGTTATTCCTTGAGCGTAAGCATCTGGAATTAACAAATTTCCATCTAGAGTAACTGCTTTAATTGATTTTAGTTTTAAAGCTGATTTTAAAGTAGTTGAGTCAGTAAATTCAGTATTATAGTTAAATACGTAATCAATTCCTGACTTAGTAACGGTTAAAATTGTTGTTCCAGGTGTTCCTCCAAATTTAATTAAAAATTCATCAACTTTTGTTGCAGAAGGTAAAATTAATTCAGCATCATTACTAATTGGATATGTTAATGAACTAGATACATTGTTGATATAGAAGTATGGATTCTTATATGAAGGACGCATGTAATAATTATTAATTATTTGCGAGAACATATCTGCTGTTAATCTCTTCGCACCAAAATGAACCTTAGTGTTTGCATCATAGCATTTAAAAGGTTTCTTTGTTGCATATTCTACAACACAATTAAGGATGTGAAGATAGTCATCAGGTAAGTCTACTTCATATGTAGCATTAAATAGTGCAGATCCATCATAATCATCATTAGTTGAAGGAGTTAATACTGCTGTGGCTTTTAAAACTCTAAGATCATCAGACTTTTGTTGATTTATATCATAAACGTTATATATTTTATTAATATATTGATTTATCGCCTTATTAATAAAATAATTATAATCTTCGAGTAATAGACTTGGAGCTTGAACTTTATTTAATTCAATTAATGAGTATTCGAAAAGTTGTTTTGCTGTGATAGTCGTAAATTTTTATAATTAAACAATAATTTCTAATTTATATTTAGTATTGGATTATCATTACGAGTCCATAAAAATCCATTACACTGTTTTTTCAATTTAATAGCTGTACTAATATTTCCTAGTTTTAAATTTAATCTCTCTCTTGCCTCTCTCACTGTTTGAAAGCTATCAATATATACTCCATCTAAAGAGTACCTATTTAATTTTTCTGAAGTTTTTGAAACTGTAATCTGTAGTTTATCAAATTTTTCATTACTTATAAAGTACCCAGATATTTTATAGCTTGCTTTAATTGCCCTACTTAAATTGGCACTATTAGTATCTAAAAATGCGGTTATTTCTTTAGATGATTCAAATTCATCAATAAATAATCCATCTTGATTATATAGGTAGTATTTACTATTTGTGTTCATTTGATATTCATTAATATCAATAACACTTTCCCTACCTCATAGTGAATTTTTACAAGTGCGTTTGTAATTTATTGCAGCATAAATATTTGATACTGATCTATCAATGATTTTACTAGCTTCTAGTGCAGAATTATAGAATTTTATTAAATTTCCACTAAAATCAAATTGGAATACAGGTTGCATTGGCCTAGGTCTGCCTTTTCCACCAATAGAAACATTATATGTCTTTTCACTATTTATAAATTTTTCATCTACTATTTGTGATTCCATTATATATGCCTCCTCTTCAGTTTCAAATGTATGTAAAATCTCTCTATTGAAATTTGCATCTCCATACTTTATTATTGCATAATGTAGTGGGGATTCTGGAAATTTTAAATAATGAGATTTTCCTATAAAATAACCTCGCCCGAGATACCCGTCAAAGATTTCTGGATTTTCTGTTTGATGAACACCAATATAAATTTTATTGTTAATTAAACAAGTAGTTTTGTAAACAATGTATTTCATTATTATTTAATTTGGTTAAATTTTATTTTTTTACTGGACCTTTCTTTACTGGTCCTTTATCCTCATTAAAATAAGGGATATCATCTGTTTGGCTTTCTTTTATAGCCTCAATATCTTGCTTAGTTTGTAATTCAGGATAAGTTTCTATCTTGATAGATTCCAAAATTTTCTTGAATCTAATATCTCTCAAGAATGTTACTGTTGCTTCTATAGAACCACCTAACATTTTATCATCATACTTATAGATTCCATCAGACTTACGAATAACTCCTCTGTCTATTGCATCTAGTATGAATAACTGCATCTTCCAGTCTTCACCTTCGTATAAGTCAATAATTTTCTTTGGATTCTTTTCAGCAGTTTCAACTAAAAAGTCTAGTACATCTGCAGGAATTGCATGTGATAAGTTTCTTCCAAGTACTCTACACTTTTTAATTCTTTCGGATTCTGAATCTTCATATATATAAGCTAAAGCTTTAAATATAATTTGTTTCTTGCTAATCTTAGCTTTAGTAAATTCTCCAGGTCTTTCGACATAAAGATCGGCAATACCATATTTTTTAGCATTTCCATCAATAACTAAATCACCATTTTCATCTCTTTGGAATCTATCCTTGGCAATCCAGTTACAATATTCGATAGCTGCCCATTTAGCTGCATCTACTACGTCATCAAGATCAAATCTTGTACCATCTGTAATTTCAAAGACATAATCTGCAGGAATATAGTGAGCCTCACCCCTACCCATTTTAGTGATCTCTTCTTCTGACAGAATCATATTACCTAGTGTGTCCACCAATTTTACACATTCTGGCAATCTGCCAGTTTTTGGATTTGGGCATGGTTGTATAAAATAGATTTGGTTAACTTTACCGTAGGCACTTCTAAGAATTATTTCATTACTCATATATCATGTAATTTTTATATATTGTTTTAATTATAATCTTTTTGTGATTATCTAAATAATTGGGAGAGGAAATCCTCTCCCTAATTAATTTCTTTATTAAACTTCTTCAAGAATGAATGATTTGTCGATTTGTTAACGTAGTGGCTCTTTATCCTCTACTTCTGCAATTTTATTTATAGTTGCAGTCCAGACTATATCATCGTCCTATTTTATATAAGGACGTCGGGCACTCGTGTCAGGATTATTGTTTGTGTTACTCACCTGTTAGTCGTTAGAGGTTTCTAGTACTATATTACACTTCCTAGACTTCCTACGGGATTGTCCATTTCAGGAGTTTCCCCGTGTTCACCCGATTTTCGACTACTGTTACCAGTAGAAGCCGCATAGGTTATTTTATATTTTTTTAGATAGATTGTTCCTAATCTTAAAGATGATTTTACTGAACCATAATTTAAATTATACTTTTCTGCAAATAATATACATCCATCAAAGTATTCTATTGTATCATCTACAATATTTTCAACAATTATAGGTTTATAAGTCTTCTTAATTTCACCAGATTTAATTTTCTTTTTCATAGTTTCTGATTGTCTCTGTTTTTGTAAGTCAGTTACAACCTTATTTCTATTGGCATTTCCAATTTTTTCTCTAGTTTCTTTAGAAACTTCTCTCCCTTTTAATTTATTAGAGATTGCTTTTTTTGTTTCATCAGTATGATGTTTACCATACATATTAGCTTGATTTCCGGATTTTATCCTCTTTTTTATTCACTCTTTGGATTGTTTTCTTCCAAGATGGCTTGGGATAATATCATATAAACAATTAATACATAATTCATTAAACTCATACTTCTTTAATAAGTCAACCTCTGCCAAATTAGCAGATTTTCTATCTAAAAAAGATTCATCTAAAATTTCTTTCCTCAAATATTGGATATTTTCCTTTATTCATTTTTTGTTTCATACACTACTAGATCCCATATATTTATCTGTTGCTGGATCGTTTGATGATCTAACTCCAATATAAAATTGACTAGTTTGTAAATTTGTAATTTTATAAAGATAATGTTTCATAATTTTTATTTTCTACAAAATTAGAAAATATTTTTTATAAAACTTATATGCTTAAGGAATTTTTTTGAAATTTTAAATTAAACTTGCTCTAAAATAAAACTTTTATACGGAGCAAAAGCAACGATACCAGAATAACCAGCAACGATTAACTTAGATCCTGCAACTGGACTAGAAACGATACCTGAAGTGATACCATCTACTCCACCAACACCTGGATATTTAGAAGTAACGAACTCAGCACCTTGGATAGTGAATGCACCAATAGCTGGTTGGTTAGTAGAAATATCAGCAGTCATGTCTAAACAGATACCAAATCCTTTTTTATCGTATTCTTTAGAAAGTGCACGTTCAACCATGAATGTAACATTGTTACCTGCAATTTCATAAGAAACAAATGTTCCACCAACTTTAATAGGATTTTCTACCTTAACCATTGATTGTGCTGCTTTAGAGTACATCATAGTTGGAGTAGATCCCCACAATTTCAACCAATCACCAAGTGATGTATTGATTTGTCCCCATAGTCTATCATTTACAATAAATGTATAGTGATTTCCAACAGAGTTAGCTGCTTTTTGATTCATCTGATCCATTACTGTATTAATAACGTTCACATTCATCTTAGCATACTTAAATTTAGATGCAAATCTTTCAATTTGTGGAATTACACCATCACCTGCGATCAAAGGACGACCGTCTTCAGTAAGAACTGTAGATTTACCATTCTTATCCATAGTTGTTTTTCCCCACAATAAGTGGTTATTTTTAGCTGTTTGGAAGTTTTCTAGCAAATCTTTTTCCATCTTATTCAACTTAAAGATCTTTTCTTTTAAATCACCAGCACCATCTCCTTGAGAAATTCTGATGAATTGATCTTCCATTTGTGCGTAACGAGAAGAATAAGAAATATCATTTCTATGTTCTGTAATCCAGTTACGATGTTTTTCAATATTTGATTGATACTTAGTGTATCCTTCTTCATGGTATTCAGGCATAATATTAGATAAGAATCTAGTTGTCATACCCATTTGACATGCTGATAAATCAAGTTCAGAAGAATAGTCACTATCAATTAATTGTACTGTGTACTCCCAAAGATTATCACCTCTTCTTTCTGGAGTAGCTTTAACAATACATTGCTGACGTGAACCATCAATTTTAAAGGTATCATACTTTTCATAGTATCTTTCTTTAAAATACATAGTGATTTCAGAACCACCTGCACCAGTTCCACTAGGAGCAGCTGCAAATTCAACTCTTTTTACAAATTCAACATCAATTTCCCATTCAACCATCAATGAATTAATTGGTTGAAATTTATTGGCAGTTTTTTGATTATAAAAAATGTTCATCAAACCTTCAGTAATAAAGTTTGCTGTGTTGTTTTGGAACATTCTTGCCATAACTCCCATCATTTTAGGTCTTGCACCTAATAGTTTATAGAAATCCTCATAGGTTCTACTGTGTGCCAATTCTGGCTTTACGTTTACGTAATTTGCTATTACCATTTTAATCTAGTTTTAAAATTAAAAATTATCCAAGTCAAAAATACTTTTTTCTTTGCTTGTGCCTGTTCTTTTAACAACGGCGGGTTTTTGATCTACTCTACTTAATCTACTTATCTCAGATTCGTATGCATTTTTAATAGCATCAAATGATTCTCTACCATAACGTAAGAACCACGCTGCTTCATATAATTTAGCCGGATCTTGAAGCATTCTCTTAAATGGAGTCATCCCTTCATCATCTAAATCCAGTAAAAATGAGAGAACCTCTTCTTTTTCCTCATCTTCTAACTCAATACCATAAAACTCGTCTTTATTTAAAGCTACATCAACCATAGTTTCTGAAAACTGATTGTATTGTGCTTCTTGTTGAGCCTCAAACTCAACTTCCTTAGCCTCTCTGTATTGATCTTCTAAATCTTTATATTCTTTTCTTAATACTCCTACTTTTTTATTAAAGAGTTCTTCATCTTGTAGTTCTTTCTCTAGTTCTTTAACTAATTGCTCATCTGATAAATCATACTTATTTTTTAAATCGAACAAGAATAATTCTTGGTCATCATACGCATCTATATCATAACTTTGACCTTGTTGTTCACTCAATTCTTCAATAATTTCTTGTCTATGTTTTTCTAGTAAATCATTTAAAGAAATATTATTTTCTCTTAAGTAATTAACTAATTCGATTTCATGATCAGCTAATCCGTAATCATTATCATCTTCATCCTCTCCTACACTAGAACCTAATATATCAAGTTGCTCTTCTCTACTTAAATTGAAAAAATCTATCTCTTGTGACTCATTATTTTCATCCACAATTGTGATTTTTCCATCTTCAATACCCATTTCTTTAAGCAAGTCCCTAACAATAGATTGTTCACCTTCCGTGCCGGCAGGTTTCTCAAGCTTAAAGAAATTATCTTCTTGTGCTAGTTCATTGTCTGGTGTTACCTCAACGTTTTGTGGTTCTTCAAATAAACCATCGTCTTTAAAAATGTCATCAATATCCTCCATACTCATTTATCATTTTACAGTTGTTTAAAATCAAAAATCTACTTATTTTAATTATCTTTATTTAGTAATCATTATAATTTTATTACTATATGCAAAGTTAGCATCTTTATCACTAATAAAATATATAAAAGTAAATATTTGTTATTAGCAATAAAGATGCATTATTTACTGTATTAATTAAAGAATGTTAATGTTTCTTTTGTAAATAATAGTGCCTCTGTCTTTCTTCGATATATCAATCCTTTTAACTCTCTACCCTGTGCTGTAATATAGTGAGTAGTTCACCATTCATACAAATTTTTAGATTTTTTATTAATAAGATTAAATAAAGTACTGCTACTGCCGCAGTTATAACAGAAAGAAGCTAAAGCAGCAAGTTGGTTATCATTTAACTTAATTTTAATTTTCCTCGTTATTAGCAGGAAAATAGGTTTTAAATCTTGTAATAGTAACTCATTTGCTTCTTCAACTGTTTTTACTTTTGCTAAAGAGTAAGCCAACTTTTTATTGGCTATACCTTTAACAAAATTACCATTTTTATCTACTATAGCATGTCCCCATCCCTCTGTTCAGATTCCGACTGGGTCCATTTTTGGTTGTAGCCCTATCATTTTCAAATCTCCATCATGTAAAGATTCATAATGTGATATTAATTTTATAAGATTGTCATTCATAGTTTTTATAAATTATTTTTGTGATCAGTCTATAGGTCTTAATCTAGTTTCGACACTATCTCTATTAACAATATTAGATTCTATTACTCCAGATAAATATCCTACATAAGAGCCTATATATCTATAGGTTGCAGAATTAAATAACGGAACACTTCCTACTACGGATGAATTATAATATAACATATTAGAAATATTAGTAATATTAATTGCCGTTTGTAATAATGTTGCTTCAATCATTAGTAACCCTTTTGCCACATCACCTGAGGCATCAGTCACTGCAAATTTAAAATTAGCCATAATTTATTGATTTTGTTTATATTATATCCTATTAAATTGAAAATTATTGAAAGAAATATATTAAGCGAGTGCCATCATATCTTGAGATAATTTAATTAACTCAGCATCTGTCTTTAATACAGATGTTGTATCATACAAAGCAATAGCTTTTATAGCACCATTAAAGAAATTGCCAAATGACCCCTGTCTCTCAGCTCCAATAGTTGCATATAAATTTGCAACTGTGTTCTTAGCTATTTTTAAAGTAGTAGTTTTTACACCATTAATAAAAACATCCGCAACAGTTTCAGATATTGTTTGTATAACAACAGTTATATCTGTCATTGCTGTATTTGCAAATGTAAATTTTGTAGCATCATCATAAGGAGTGGTTTCAAACTGAAATCTACTTTGTCCTTGAGACTGATAGAATGAAAAACTTGGTCTACCAGTACTACTTCGAACAGAAAACATAGTAGGATACCCACTTATATAATTTGCTTTAAATCTTATTCCAAATGCAAGGTTTTTACCTGGAGTTAATAATATAGGTGATGGAGTAATTCTCCAATGACCTTTATTTGTGGTTGAAACTGAATCAAAAACAAACCAACCATTTTGCCAACCTGCCGATGCCTTATTTGAGAATAACCCAGTAATTCCTGCTGTCTCATTTGTATAAGGAATCAAATTATAACCATTACCCGTTAAATCTTCC